CACTTCCGTCATTAGCGACATAAGGATTTTTCTTCCTTTTTCTCGCAAAAGTTATAAGTTTCATATCAGAATTTATATTTTGATTAATTAATCCTTTATCTGGAGTGTGAATCTCCGTCAATAAAATTCTTTCCATGCTACCATTTAAAGGTATTTCCTTTTCTCTATCTCCTAATGTTGGAGGTAACTTTATTATATGTTCCAATAATGGAACTATAGATGCAGTGGTTTTATTGTTATTTTTGTTTATAAAATAATTATAATATAAAATTTTTGTCATAATTATCTCCTTTTATGATATAATAAAAGAGAGTTTTATTTTATTAAAATTCTTGTTGTATCTCTACACTATCTAGTTTGGTCGCTTGTTAGTGTAGAGTTTTTTATTTGTCTAAACTGGTCGAATTCGACTAGTTAAAATAGTAAATTAGTTTAAAATATGTTATAATCACTTTATAGAGGCTTCGTGTAGAATTACACGATTATTTTAAAAGATATTTTAAATATCGCCTTTCTAAAATCGATTTTAAAAGGTAAGGAGTTCTATCCTTTAGTAGGTGCTTAATAGTACCTACTTTTTTTATACTAAATAACGGTAGATAGCATCAGAAATTTTATTCATATATTCATTTGGTAAGATAATATCTCCGATAGGATCTAAATGGTTAACTTTTGGAAGTATTCTACTTTTATCAATATCTCGAATAGAGTCAACTCTAGCAAAAGAAAATTTATTATATTTTTTATAGTACTTACTAATTTCTTTTAAAGCTGTAGTGTCTTCTTTAAAAAATTTTAATAATTCTTCTTCTTTTATCTTAATTAATAGAGCGTTCCTTTTATGAATATAATTTAGGAACAAAGTATCAAGTATATATTTTTTACCTTTAACATATTTCTTTAAATAATACCATTGATGATATACGTAAACTTTTTGTAAAGCATTATTTACCGCATTCTGAATAATTGTGTTTATCACACTTTTATTTATCTTAACATGTCTTTTGTATTTATCTTTTGAAGTAAGAGGAATAACTGATAGTTTTCCACTATATTCATTATCGTTTTTTGATAAAACTATAGCAAAATGTTTTCCATTAAATTCATATCCAATATTTTTACCAAAATCTACTAATAAAATTGTTCCTCTGGAATACTTTTTATATTTTCCCATAAATAGTACCTCTAAAACTTACTTCTTAATTCAACTACTTTTCCTAATATTACTACTGGTTTAGTTACTATTTCTTCGTTTGTAAAAAACATAGGTAGGTAGTTTGGATTAGTACTTACTAACATTATTCCATTTTCAGTTTTTTGAAGTTTTTTGCAAGTTGCATCATCTCCGTTAACTAAAACAATAACAGTATCTCCACTATTAGCGTCTGATTGCTGACGTACTATTACAACATCTCCGTCGTCCATTTTAGGTTGCATACTATCACCTTTTATGCGTAAAGCAAAAAACTCTCCTTGACTTTTCCATGATTGAGGTACTTCCTCATAGTCTAGTATATCCTCAACAGCTGAAATAGGTATTCCTGCTGCTACTGTTCCTAATACTGGGATTTTTAAACCTTGGGGTGGTTGAGGTTCATTAATTTTAGCTTCTTCTAATCTTTCGTATCTAGGTACATCGTATCCTAATAACCACGCTTCTGTAACACCAAATACTTTTGATAATAGGAAGATTTTTTCGTTATCTGGATTTGATTTACCATTTACATATTGAGATAAGTGACTTTTAGAAAATTTTATATTATATTTCTCTTGAAATGGTTTAGCTAAATTAAGAATATCTATTTGTCTTAATCTTTTTTCTTTCATTATTTGATTTATTCTTTCAGTAGAAGTTGCCATAACTTTCACCTCCTGTTAGAACTATAATATCACGGTTTGAACAAAAGTTCAAGATAAAAGTTCAAAAAATTTGAATTTTTGTGTTGACAAGTAAAAAATGTTAGTATATAATAAAATTAAGTTCAAGAGCTTGAACTTCAAAAATCATAGAAAGGAGACAAAATGAAATTTAATTATGATAAATTACTGGGAAGAATAGTTGAGGTCTATGGAAATCAAAGTAACTTTGCTAAAGATATGAAACTCTCTGAACGTAGTATTTCTTTTAAATTAAACAACGTAAGACGTTGGAAAGATACTGAAATTAAATTAGCTATGCAACTTTTAAAAATCCCAGAAAGCAAAGTTCATTTATATTTTTTTAATGAATAAGTTCAAATATTTGAACTTAACTAACCCCCCTTATTTCAAGAGAGGAGAAAGGAGGAGTGGAAATGAAATTTACAATTAAAAACAACGAATATTATTTGAACGATGTTAAATTGGAAAAATTAATCAGTTATAGTATTGAGGCTGATAACAATAGAACAAAACTCACTATTGAATTAATCATAGATGATGTTGAGATAGAAACAAGGAGGAGTGAAGATGGAAAGAGAAGAAATTAATTATGCACTTAAAGTGCTAACTAAGTATCCTGGTGAAACTAAACCAGAACTAGTTGATGATTTAAAGAAAAATATAGCACCCTTAACAAATGAGATAATTTCTATATTTGAAAGAGAAAAACTTACATTTGAAGAATGCTACATTATATTAGATTTTACTTATAGATCGCTTAAATATAAATCTCAAAAAGTTAATCTATAATATTTACTGAAATTATTTCAAAGTTATCTTTTTCAGAAATTAATAGATAATCAAATACAACATTGCTTTCAATGAATTTAACATCATACATTTCAAATTTATCATTTGAAAAGTTTAAGTTAATATTTGTATCAAGTATTAACTTGAGTAAAGCTGATTTGAAATTTATCTTACTTAATTGAAATAACTCAGCTAAATGTTTAATATGAAAAGGTTTAATATTTTCTGAGATGTAAAAATAATCAATAGGTTCAAAAATAATTTCAGGTCTATTGAAATCGTTGAAGATTTTTTCTACTGAAAATTTAGTAGTATTAAAATTACGTAATGTTGTTCCAGTGATTATTTTATTATTACATTTGATAATATACTCTAAATTAATATCATTATTTAGTTCGTTAGATAATTTTATAGATATATATTTTAAAAGTAATTCTTTTTGTTGTAATTCAGTATATTTCATTATAATTCACCTCCTTTTGTTAGGAATGTATCTCACAGAAATAAAAAAGTAGAAGGTTTAGATTTCCGGGAAATACTCAAATATATTATAGCATGGAAGTAAAGAAAGGTCAAAGAATTATGAAAGCATTTTACGAAGTTGCTAAACAGCAATTAAAAAATAAAGGAATGACAATTTACAGGTTGTCGAAAGAAACAGGTATTTTTGAACAAACATTATATTCAATGTTTAATGGCAACACAGCTAGTCCTACACTAGATAACGCTGTTAAGATAGCTATGGTATTAGATATTGATTTAAATAAATTAAAAGAAGGTGATTAAAATGATATTCAACACATCAGAACAAGATGAAGCTTACGAAAAGTTTTTAGCTGAACGAAAGTTTTGGGTATACAAAGATGAATTATTTCAAAAAATTAAGATAACCAACTATATGTTGAAAAAAATTGAACCTGAGATTATGAAGCTAGAAAATTCTTATGATTTAATTCGTATTGTGAATGATCGTTTAAGAAAATACCATTACGGAAGAATTGAGATGTTTTTACACTTGTATAATGATTCTCAGAAGAAAGGAGCTTAACAATGGACAATTTAAAACGTAGAAAATTCAACACATATTACTGGACTTGCATAGTTATAGCAAGCTGTATGCTAATTTTAAGTAATATAGATTGGCAAACAATACTATCACTACTGTTAGGTGTAACAATAATACCGTTCGTTACATTAGATGAACGAGGTAAACAAGCGTTTGAAGATGGTGAAAACAATGGTTAGGTATAAGGTTAGTAGGAATAATAATAATCTAGTTAGCATGAAATTTAGAGAATTGTTAGACGATAAAATCGAACAGTTGAAAATTAAACCTAATGAATTATCTAAAATAAGTGGAGTGCCAAGAGCGTGTGTTTACAATTTTAGGCATCATGTAAATGCTACATTAAAATTTGATTATGTTGTCAGATTGGCAAACGCATTAGATATAGACTTAAATGGCATGAAAGGAGTATAGAATGGAAAATTTAAACCATTATGATTATATATATAAAATAACCGATTGGGCAGACCAACGCGGATTAAATAAGTCTGAATTCTTACCTATGCAGCTTGAGAAATCAAGAGAAGAGAATGCAGAACTAACACAAGCTATCACTAAATATGAGTTAGGTAATAAAGATGCAATAGTAGAAATAAAAGATGCTGTTGGAGATATTTATGTTACTTTAGTAGTCGCATTAAAATTATTACAACAAAGAGAAATAGTGCTACACACTTTCAGCGGTATTTTTTTATGGCACTCACAAGATGAACTAGAAACTAACTGGACTTGTTTTTCAGAGCTGCTTAGAACAACAGATACTGATTTATTTAAAACTTTTATAAAAAAAGATAAGGAATATATGGAAATATATAGAATGATTATAGTGTATGTGAATTTACTTGATGCTATAGCTAAAAAGTATGATTTAGAGTTAGTAGAATGTGTTGACTATGCTTATAATCAAATCAAAAATCGTACTGGCAAAATGATTGACGGTAGTTTTGTTAAGGATAAGTAAGGGTGGTGATTTAATTTGAAAAGAAATCAAGATGAAAATATTAACAAAAAACAAGTTGGACGCCGTATTATGTCGATTAGAAAACGTAAATTCTTAACCTTGATTGACTTTGCTGAAAAGATTGGGGCTAGTAAAAGCAGTGTGTCTGACTGGGAACAAGGTTTTCGACTACCGCCAGAAGCGGTCTTAACTAAAATAGCTATCCTAGGTAATACTAGTGTAGATAAACTGCTATACGGTGATGGAAAAAATGATGTTGAAGAAATATATCAACGACTTATTAAACTACCTGAAGCGGATATTTTAGGAATATTTAGAAGAGTACATAATAAATTTAAATTTGGTGGAGAATGGAAATGTTAGTAAATATTGATAATGAGATTATGAAACTAATAGGACCGCTAACTGTGGATAAGAAAGAAATAGAAGATTCTGTAAATCAAATATTATTAACAGGTTTAGCATATGCTACCTACCGTGGATTTGCAAATGTAAAACCGAAGGAAATCGATAGACTAAAAACAAAATATTTCTACAAAGAAATGTTGAAAACGCTAAACAACAAATAAAAAATAGCCGTTTAAAACAACGACTACTTACAAAAATATACAACTTTAAAATAACACAAATAGGAGGAAATTGCAAATGACATTAGAAAATATTAACAAACCAAATCCAAAACATTACAAATTTAAACTAAACAATGTTCCTGTGATTATAGATGGCAAAGAAATGGTAATAGATAGTTTACAACTTGAAACAAGGTATATATTAAAAGATGTGCTAAACGATACTAATTTAACTCATGAACAAGCCTTTTGGTACGGAAATATTGGTAAAAGATATTTTAGATTGTGTAAAAAACACGATAATCCAACAACTGATATTAAGAAGATAATTCAAGAATCAACATTCTTGCTTAGCTCTATTTTAGGCAAGGAATATAAAGCAAAATTACTTGATGAACAAGGTAATGATTTATTGGATGATAAAGAAGAAGAGATAGCTGTGTTTGATAAGTTAAATGATTTATTAACAGATCAAGAGAAGGATATAGTTAACGATAAAAATATAAAATGTATCGTGTTGGATGGTGCTGAAGTACCAGAAGATATAGTTAAAGAAGTAATAAATAGATTAGGAGCGTTAGTATATGGAGAATAAAGAAATAGTCTTAAATGAATTAAAAGAACTTTACAACGATGGATATATCTTTGATGATATAGCACATTTTTACGATACATTTACATACGAAGATACAGACACAGAAGTAGGTGAAGCATTTTTTGAATTGTCAGAAGATGAAGAATTAGAAGTATTAGAAGAATATATAAGGTATAGAAAAAATGAACGAGCAAATTTATGAGTTCGCAAAGACTATTAAAAATATCAAAGATATTGGTTTTAGTTATAAAGAAGCGAAAGATATATATGAATTTTATACAACGAGATTACAAGATTTATTCTTGTTTGATGAAGTTTTTGAAATAGATAGTAATTACACTACTAACGCTACTGATTGTTACAACAGTTTTGTAAACTTTTGTGTAAATAACAATGTTGATGTACCAACTCAGACAGCGTTTGGTTTAAATATGTGCAAGTTTGCTAAAAAAATCAGAACAAGAACTGGGATAAATTATAATGTGAGAATTAAGGAGAATATAAATGAATAGAATAATTAGCGAAGAAAGATTAACAACATTATTACAAAAGGAAAACATGCTTTCTAAAATTGAAATACCGGATAATGTCAATCCATTTGAAGCAACTGTAACTGAGGAAGAATTAAGTCAGTATGAACCAGTAAAAAATAAAATAAATAGTGTGATGAAAAAATTACAAAAATCAAGAGTTGATTGGCAGTCTAAACCACGTAAGAAAAGCGGTTTTAATAAATTTCAAAATTTTAAATATTTTGTATTAAAGGATATTTTACCAACAGTAAATGAAATATTTAATAAAAATGGATTATACAGTCAATATAATTTAACAAAAGATTATGCAGAACTTATTATTACTGACAGTTCAACAGGTGATTATCTTATTTATAAAATACCTGTGCAAAAACTAGATAATCCAACTATGCAGAATATCGGAGCGATTAACACTTACTCTAAACGTTACTTATATATGAACGCATTAGAGATTGAAGAAGATGAAGATGAATTAGATAGTCAAGATTTAGATAAACCAGTTAAGAAAGAATCTAAAGAAGAATTGATTAAAAAAATATCAGAAGCGTTAGGTGAAGCTAAATTAAATACATGGTTAAAAACATCTAAAAAAGAAAAAATTGAAGATTTCACTGTAGAGGAGTTAAGCAAAGTATGGAACAGTTACTCAAAAAATATCAAGAAGTAAAATTAGAGCTTAAACTATTAGAATCAGAAATTAAAGAACAATTCTTACTGATGAATGCTGAAAAATATGAAGTAGGAGAGTTTAAAGTTGTTAAGAAAAAACCTTATATCAGACAGTCGTTTGACAGTAAAAAATTTAAGGAAGATAATCCACTATTATATTTAGATTACATCAAAGAAACGGAAGTAAAAGAAAGTGTCTCTATTTCAGTATGATGATGTAACACATACGTATTCTTATGTGGGGCGTGTTGTCCCGTCTGTAACACAATGTATTAAATTAATTTTAGGTGATAAATATAGTGATGTACCGAAAAGTATTTTAAGAAAAGCTGCGGTGTATGGCACTAGAATTCATAAGATATTAGAAGATTTAGAAGATGGAATAGAATATCGTGGACTTAATTTATATGAGAAAAATGCAGTTGAGCAATATAAGAAAATTAAAGATTTTGAAACTATAGAAAAAGAGATTTTTGTAAATTATAAAACTGTGTATTGCGGAAGAGTGGACGGTATAGGTAAAAACATAATTTACGATATCAAAACAACAACTAAACTTGATGTTGATTATATTAGTTTGCAGTTATCACTATATTTACTAGCTTATGATGAAGATAATTACGAAAATTACACAGGTTATGTCTTATGGTTGCCAAAAAGAGATGTTGGCAAAAAAATTGAAATACCACTTAAGACTAAAGAAGAAATACTAGATATTGTGGAGCTTATAAAATGTTTGTGTTAAGAGATTATCAGAAAAAAATAATTAAAGATACATTTCAAGCATTACATACTCACAAAGCACCTTGTGTGGTTGCACCTTGTGGAGCAGGTAAAAGTGTAATCATAGCAACAATTATTAAAATGTTTACTGATAGAAAAGCTAATGTATTATTTTTAGTTCATGTTAAAGAATTGCAAGAACAGATTAAAAACACGCTTATCAATGCAGGAGTTAACGCTAATTATGTAAATGTTGCTATGGTTCAAACACAGGTTCGTAAAACTTCTGATAGGACCGATTATAAATTAATAATAACTGATGAAAACCATCATAGCTTAGCTAATTCTTACGTTAAAATATACGAACGCTACTCAAATGCTAAAAGAATAGGTTTCACAGCTACACCGATTAGACTTAATGGCGGTGGATTAGGAGATGTTAACGATATTCTAATCGAAAGCGTTGATGTTCAGTGGCTTATAGAGAACAATTTCCTAGCACCGTTTAAATATCTTGCACCATCTGTAATTGATGTTGATAAATTAAAACTTTCTAAGGGTGAATACTCAAACAAAAGTATTGATGGGAGTTTTAAAAAATCAATATTAGGTGATGTAAAAAAAATATATGATAGGTATTTAAAAGGTTGTAAGACAATAGTCTATTGTCACAGTATAGAACATTCTGAAGTAGTAGCGAAAACGTTAGGGGGAGTTACCTTACACAGTAAAATTGATAAATATCAAAGAGATCAAATTATTAATGATTTTAGAACAGGAAAAGTAAATGTATTGTGCAATGTTATGGTGTTAGGTGAAGGTTTTGATGTTCCAGACTGCGATGCAGTTATATTACTACGTCCTACAAAGTCGTTGTCGCTATTTATTCAACAAAGTATGAGATGTATGAGGTACAAACCTGGTAAGCAAGCTATTATTGTTGATATGGTTGAAAATTACAAAGAACATGGTTTACCAGATACTCCAAGAACGTGGAGTCTAGAGACTAAACCAAAAAGCGAACGTCCGACAGTTCGTTCACAGATGTGTATTAACTGTTTATCAGTAGCAGAGACTATTAAAAATCCTTGTCAGTATTGTGGATATGTCAAGGAAGTACAAGAAAATACTATTGATGTTATTGATGAAGATATAGAGTATAGAGACATTAAAAAAATTAAACTGGAGTATATTCCAGAACTTTCTGAAGTTAAAAATATACAAGATTTACAAAAAATTCAAAAAGCAAAAAATTACAAACCTGGATGGGTATACCATCAAGCAAAAATTAGAGGATATTTATAAATTAAAGGAGATTAATTAATATGGCAATTAAAATGAGTTACAACACAGGATTTACAGTTACACCAGAGGGAGTATATACAGTATTAGTTGAGGATATCTCAGTAGAAACAGCAAAAAATGGTAATGAGTATCTAGCGTTAAAATTAGCAGTACAAAATAGTGAGTCTGTTAAAATTATCAGAATGAGTTACTGGCAAAATCAAGACACAGGAGAGTATAGACTGTATGATTTAATGAATATCGCTAAAGCGTATGGAATTCCAGAGGAAACTGAATATCAAAGTTATGATGAATTCTTTAGTGCGTTATCTGAACATAGTGATAAACCTATTTCTGTTAGAGTAGAACACTATACTAATCCTAATACTGGTAGAGTAAGTATCAATTTAAGAGATATTAAAGAAACTACAAATGACCTTGAAGATTTAGTAAATCCATTTATTTAAGAGGTGTTAAATGATACCTAGTGAATTACAAGATTTAAAGCAGTGGTGTTGCTATAAGTTAGTTAAGCAAAAGAACACTGAGAAATTAAGTAAGCTACCTATTAATCCAGAGACAAAAAAAGGTGCAAAGAGTAACGATCCATCAACATGGGTTGATTATGATACAGCTTTACTTTATGCAGATGAATATGATGGAGTGGGATTTTTCTTCACTCCACCATATGTTGGAATTGATATTGATAGCGTGAATTTAGATAAAATTGACACGAAAACATTAGAAATAATTAATACACTTAACAGTTACACAGAAGTATCTGTTAGTGGTAAGGGATTACACATAATTATACGTGGTTCAATTCCTGGAGGAGTCAACAGGAAAGGTACTCTTGAAATGTACCAAGAAGCAAGATTTTTCG